CCTAAAACAGTAAGTCCATTACACATTAAAGCATATCTAGAAAAATTGGTTCGTAGTGGAATTAAGCCAGATGCTATTGTAATAGATTACCTAAACCTAATTGCACCGAGTAACACAGGTCTGGATTCATACGAATCTGTTAAACAAATAACCGAAGAGATTAGAGCATTGTCATATACATTCAGTTGCCCTATTATTTCTGCAACACAAGCAAATAGAAGTGCTTTTTCTACACCAAATCCAGATATGGATATGACAAGCGAATCCATGGGTCTGTCACATACAGTAGATGCACAGATTTCTATTTGGACAGAGAAGGAAGATTTTGAATTGGGTATTATTCACATGGGAATTGTCAAAAATCGATTCGGTCCAAGACAATGCCATACTGTTTTAGAGATAGATTACGATACTCTCTCATTAAAAGATCCCGATGATGTAGCAAAATCATTTTCTGTTAAAACTCCAAAGAAACAAAACATGTCAATAGATGGAGAATTGAGTGGTTCTGTAGTTAATACATTAGATTTGATAGAAAGTTTGAGTTTAGATGATGAAAATTAGACATATGTGATTAAATAGTGATATGTCAAATGACACATATCATGTTTTTACACATAAAGATTTAGATGGTGCGGTTAGTTTATTGACCTTTTTATGGTCTAAACCAAATGATACTGTTTTATTCCATGAAATAACAAATCTAGAAATAGATAAAATAAAACAGAACATAAAAAGATTATCAAATCCCAAAAATGTTTATATATTTGATTTGTCATTAAGACAAAATTTTTTACCAGAGTTAGATGAATCGTTTATAACCATAGTAGATCATCATAAACGTTCAGAAGATTTTTTAAAAGATTTTAAAAAATCAAAAATACTATACAAAGAGTATTCTTCAAATTGTCTTTTAATAAAAAAGTTAATGTGTGATGATAAAATTGAATTAACCCCATCACAAAAAAAACTTATAGCATTAACCGATGACTTTGATTCAAATACTATGAGTTTTAAAGAATCTTATGATTTAAATATTCTGTTTTGGATGGAATATAAAGACAATTTCCCCAAATTTATTGAAGATTATAAAAATGGTTACAAAGAACCATCTCCGGAACAGAAAAAAAAGATAGATATAGCAAAAGCTTTAGCAAATAAGGAAGCATCAAACGTTCAAATATACAAGGGAACTCTTAATATAAAAGGAATCACAAAAACCACTATAGGAATACAGGTAAATTATTTCAATTCCCTAATGTTGGATGCTGTTATGAAAAAATATGATTCCGATTTATACTTTTTCATAAATACAAAATCAAATAAAGTAAATATAAGACAAAAAAAATCAGATAGTTGTATAGATCTACAAAAATTTTGTGAGAAATTTTGTGATGGTGGTGGAAATACATATTCTGCATCTGGAACATTGACACCTTTGTTTATGGAATTGACAAAAAATTTAAAACCATTATGATAATAACATCATCTCAACAACTAGAAGAAAGATCAAACCCTTCCGATGCATTAAATCTTGAAGAATTTGAAGATATAACATTAAAATTTGGATCATTTGTTTGCATTTCGAAAGGGAAAAAATTAAATTACTTGAATCTTTTAAAATTTTTAGTTGATGATGCAAAAACACAAAATATATATTTCCATCTATTAAATGAAGACAATTTACAAACCATAATAACCGCATATTTAAAATCCACTCCGAACGTATACAAAAAAATATTCAGATCAAAATTAAATCCAAAAAATAAAAAAACTTGAACGATTTACAAAAAAATATATACAACTGCTATTTAAAAAATTCTAGATATGGTAAACCTTTTCAACCAAGAAAAGATTTTTCTGACATTTCAGAGGAAATTTTAATATATCTAAAAAAACTGGAATTGTTTTTTCAAAAATATTCTCATATTAGAATAGAAGAATATTTCGAAGCACCAAATATCCTTCACCCCGACGAAAAATACCCAACTCTACAGTATTTTTTTACTAGATGTGCTATAAAAACATACAAAACATATAAAGATTTAAAAGAAGACGAAAATCCCGAAAATCAAATTGATAAAATCAAGGAAAGTATTCTTTTTATCGGAAAATTTTGTTTAGAACACAATTTAGAATTAAAAAAATATATAAATCATAGAAATGGTTACATGTATTCTTGGATAAACCATTATAGGGAAAATAAAGTGAATCCATATTCACTGATGGAACTTGGAAACTTTGAAAAAGTACTTTTTTCTTTGTTGGAAGAAGAACAAGATATATATGCCAGCAATTTGGTGGAAAAGATTGAATCTTTTAAAGTTAGATATCACAATTCACAAAAAACAAAAAAGTTAGTAAAAGAAGCCACAAAAAAAATCGAAAATTTCGTAAAAGAAAACTTGCAAAACAAAATACACAATGCTAATATTAAAACCGTATGAGTAAATACACAACATCACTATTCGAGTCTATCAAAGACGCGATCAACAAAAATAATAACACAACATCAGAAAGTTCCTTCAAGGATTTTATGAAGTTGGAAATCGACAAGACTTACATTGTAAGACTTGTTCCACTAGTAACCAATCCAGAAAGGACTTTCTTCCATTATTACAGTCATACATGGAAGAGTGTTGCCAGTAACAATATCGTATCGGTATTGTGTCCGAACACCTATGGAGAAAAATGCCCAATTGACGAATATCGCTCAAAGGTTTATTCTTCCAAGAATGATTCCGAGATCGAGCGCATTCGACCAATCAAGAGAAACGAAAACTGGCTCGTCAATGTGTTGGTAATTAAAGATCCAACCAATCCAGAGAATCAAGGTAAGGTAAAGATTCTTCGCTATGGAAAGCAATTGGCAAAGATTATCGATTCGGCTATCACCGGAGACGATGCTGATGAATTTGGAGCAAAGGTTTTTGACCTTTCCGATAAAGGATGCAGTCTCAAGATCAAGGTAGAAAAGAATGAGGGTGGATATGCAACATATGTTGGTTCCAAGTTCATGTCACCATCTAAGGTTGAAGGTATTGATGATTTAGATGAGGTATACAACTCTGCTAACGATCTAGATTCTATTTTTGATCATAAGTCTTATGATGATATCAAGAAACTCTTGAATACTCATTTCTTGGGTCAATCAGAAGAAGTTAAAAATACCGAAACGGTATCAGAAGAAGAAAACTTTGACAGCTATGCTGAAATTGTTTCAACTGCTGGAAAAACATCTTCTTCATCTGAAGAATCTGATGAAGATAAGAAAATGCAGGAGATTTTGAACGATCTATAATATGGATTCCAAAGAAGATGCACTAGAAGCTGCTAAATTAGCAAAAGCTATTAGTTCACAATTGGGATTAATTGATAAATTATCAGTAGATAGACCGGAAAGACCAGCTAATCAGATAGATATTAATAGTTTTATCTCAAGAGTTGTAAATCCTTCTCGTCAAATGAATAATAGTTCCTCTGGATATGTTCCAGAGGAACTAGTTCAGTCTCTAGTTCCAGAACCTAAATACACTTTTGAGCAACCTTTTCAAAATACTAATCCAAAAAAGCAAAATATTGTAAAAAATCAAATATCAGAACCTACCAATTTGAATATAGACGATAAAACTATTAAAAAAATTGTAAATTCACTAGAAAGAATTGCGAAAAGTTATGAGAAATATGTTGATTGTTACGTTGAATGTAATACAATCAAAAAAGAAAACAATATTTTAAATGGATAACAATATTTTACCCGTACCTAAAACAATATTAGAAAAAATACTCAAGCCTGTTAGTAAATTAACCGAGAGTTGTATATTAAAAATCTGTAAAGATGATTTATATACCGTTTGTACCCCCTCTGATAATTCTTTGATATTATATGCAAAGACAAAACTGCCATTTGAGGTTGAAGATTCAAAATTGAATATTATTAACATCAAAAAGTTTCTAACAGGACTTGATTGTTTGGGTGACGATGGTGAATTTTCCATAGTTCTAAATTCTAATAATATAGAATGTAGAAGTAAGGATGTTAATACCGGAGATAATACATATTTCAAATATCATCTAATGGATGATGGTATTATAAAAGAATCTACTGTAAATGTTCAAAAAATTTCTAGGTTAAATTTCGATACAGAGTTTGAAATAAAACTAGAAAAGGTTAAAAAAATTGTAAGCGCATATTCCTTTGTTGATGTTACAAAAATTTATTTTTTCACCGAAAATGGTAAGATAAATTGCGAGATCA